AGTTCCGTCACCACATTAAATATAGTTTTGGAGGACTATGCGCTTACTGCAGAAATAAACGAGCCACAACAATTGATCACCTAAAACCTCGGTGCAAAGGTGGAAACAATCTACGCTCAAACTTGGTCCCAGCTTGTGTAGACTGTAATCATTCCAAAGGTAGTGAAATTAACTGGCTTGATTGGTATCAACGACAAGCTTTTTATTCACAAGTTGCCCAGGAATGCATTGAAGAATGGATTACAAACAAACAATACGATAATGACTATTATGACGAACGAATTGACAATAGAACAGAGGTTTGCTTTGCAGCGTGCTCGATATGAAACAGCACGGATGACAAGGCCAGCACTTGAAAAAACAGTTGTTCGCTTACTTCGTTCTCGTATGGAGCAGAAGAATGGCATTCAAGACATGCTAATGACAAATGGAATTCTCTTCAAAGTAGAAGAGCATCAAAGCGGATTGCCTGAGATCATTTCAGAGGAGACATTCATTGACATGCTTGAAATGCAAGATGATAATCTGCCCACAAGTATTGATGATGTAGGTTATGAAGATGACGACATTGACAACGATGGTCTCGCACTAATGTAATATCTATTAGACTACATTCAGTTCTAATTAAATAAATGATTGAGTATATTGTAGGTCCAGTGATTGCTGTACTGGTATCAATGAAATTTACGGACTACAAAGCAAAGGAGCTACGTGCAGAATGCAAACGCTGCTGCGACAGATTGGAAGTAGTAGAAAAGCAACTGATCATTTCAGATGAAGAAGCATTGAAGAAGATGATGATCACTGTTACGCCAATTGCAAAAGCAGTCAGGCAGCTACAAGAGACGGTTGGTGTGTAGTAAGTATAATTAAAAAGACGTCGCTAATATCTAGTGAATAATTTTCGGAATAAACCTATTGATAGGCGACGGCTCAATATGAGAGACCGCTCAGACTTAAACAGGGGTGGAGAATACTTGCAGCAATCAAACGCATATAGAAGAGCGAAAGCTCAGAATGCAAGGAACAAGATGATAGCCAATAGAGACCAGAGGACAACAGTGCAAACACCAGGATCAGGTGGTCAGTCTCCTGGCATTGGTTTGCAGCAAGAGAGATACAGGCAGATTGGTAGAGATAACGAGGCAGCTAAATCAATGCGACCTGACATGGAAAACAGCATCTACGATATTTACAAGACTGATTAAAAACATAAAAAAAGCCCCGGCGTTAGCCGGGGTATTTACTTTTACTTAGTGTAAGTGCGGCCACGGTAAACGAACGTGCCATGCGTCTTCTCTTCAGGACGATTAGGCATGTCGTAGTGAACGCCACGGTAGGCGACTTCACGCAGACGAGCAGCTTCGAACTCTTTACGAGCGCGGAGCATTTTGCGACGGGCGTTAAGAAGCCCTTGGGTTTGTACAGTTGTCATGATTGGAACTCCAATAGTGTGGTTGAAATTCCCGTTCCTTCAGCCCAATCGTGGCTTACTTGCGTCCCTGATTAGGGATGAACGTACTTTTTAATTGTAGCCGTTGTTACTAGTTTATGGCGAACATAAAGGGACACTCCCACGGCCCTAAACGTGACTACGCAGGAGTGGTAATTACACAGCAAGAAACGGCAAAAATTGCTGAAACCTGGAGCCTTGACGCCGTTCTTCTACAGGCTCAAAGTTATTCTAACTGGTCAGAATGCAGATCGAAGTCAAACTCGAAGACACATGCTTGAAGCTGATACTTGAGTGCTATCAGTTGTTCTTGGTCAAGGTCAGTTTCGCCGGCCCACTTGTTCAAGGCATACTCAACAGCGTCATACATTGCTCGTGTACAACGCTCATTGAGTTTCAATGTAACAAGTGGTTCTTCCATTAGACGATTATATCTAATGAGTTTCTTGCCAGGATTTACCAGTACCAGCAGAAGCGGCAATCGGTACACGGAATTTGTAGTACTTACCAGCCAAGGGTGCTGCCTGCTCTAGCAATTGTGAGACACGCTCAGCTTCGCTAGGTACAACAGAGAGCTGCACTTCATCGTGCACGTAGGCACAACGGGTGTAGTCAGTGTCGTAGGTAAGCCCTGCCTCATCAAGCAGCTCTTGTCCAATAACAACCCAGCGCTTACTCAGGATGGCTCCAGCAGACTGAAGCAGGAAATTGGGAGCCGAGTGTTCTGCGCGACAGAAGATTGGACGACCATCAAGGCCACGCAGCTGTCCAGTAGCACGCACCTTCTCTTTGATGGCATTAATCAGTGGCTCAAGACCAGGGATTGCATCAAGGAACTTGCGGCGTAGCTCAGCACCAAGCGTCTTTTTCTGAGCATCAGAAAGCTCGGGACTCAAGCTGTGGCCTAGCTTTTGGTCGCCCGCTCCATAGATGAACGCATAGGTCAACGTCTTCACGTCCCGCCTGCTGCAGCCCACACGGTCGGCGTTCTGCTGGTGAATGTCTCCGTTGACGACGACGTCAGCAAAGGAGCCTTCGTCGAACCTGGAAAGGTAATGCCCTAAGCATCTCAATTCCAGGCCTTCAAGGTCAGCCCCGACCATGACGTGACTGGGGTGAGGCACGAATAACTCACGTGCCCAAGGTGCAGAAACCACTTGCCCCAAATTCGGAGACCGGTGCGCGTTACGCCCCGTTTGCGTGGACAGCGTGCAGCTGTGATGGATACAGCCGTCACCCTCAATAGTATTGAACCAGGAGTTGTTGCCTTCACTGAGCTGACCCAACCACTTTTGCAATGTCAGAAGCTTGATAAAAATTTCGCAGGCTTCTGCAAGCTTATGGTTGTCTTGGGAAACAGCTAAGTCACGAATCTCTGAGAGCACAGCCTCGTCAACTTGTGGCTTACCTGTAGCTGTGGTCTTAGTAAAGCGAGCACCGAGGAAGTTCTGTAGCGCCCAGGCACAGTGCTGACGGCTAGTGGGGTTGAACTCCAGCAGCTTGGTCATAGGAGCGCCACTGAAGTAACCCTGCTTCTTATTGGAGCGCTTAGGTGTAAAGACCTTGCCAGGGATGTAAGGGAACATCTGGGTAATAGTTGTAGAGAGCTGGTCAAACTCTTCTTGCAGTGACTCACGCACTCGCTCAGCGGCGGTGACGTCAAAGCGGAAGCCACTGGCTTCTTGCTGAGCCATAATCTCAGCCATTTTCATTTCGAGTGATACACAATCAAGCATCGTTGTCCTCATCTGTTTTGTTGAAACCAAATTTGAGTTCGTCTTTATCTTTCTTTTCAGCTCTATTCTTGTGACCGAGCTTGGCGACGGTCTCCATTACTTTGAGAGCATCTTCAGTCGTAGAACCAGGCGGCATAGAATCCACCACAATATTAAATAAAGGAAAGAACTGTTCGCATGCCTCTTTAATTTCAGAGGTAGTCAATGGGTCATTTTTCTTAGGCATAATCTTGCATTCTCCGTTGCATGAGTTCGTAGAGTTTTAGTGTGACTTTGGTGTCTTGGATGCAGTAATCGAGCATCTCTGGGGTATAGGTATCCCAGGCACCGTCGTGCTTGCCGTAGTCACCCTTGAAGCACTTGAGCCTGTGACCCCAAGCCTCTAGGGAATGACGGCCATAGAGGCGTTGAGGCATACCTAGTGGCTTCCGTTCGAAGTCACGGTCTGCAATATGTGGATAGAACAGACGGCTGAGTACCAGGGTGTCAATCAACTCACCCTTAGGGCTGAAGTCAGGGAACAGCTCTTTGATAAGAGGAATGTCGTAGCTGATGATGTTGTGCCCGATAAGCACATCAGCTTCTTCAAGGCGGCGGATGCCTGTTTCTAGGTTGTCTTTGATTTTGTCCCAGGTAAGGACAGCATCCACGTCAACTTGACGGGCAACAATGCAGTGAAGTTGTGAGCCTTGGCGCAACAGGCCAGTGGACTCAAGGTCAAATAGAAGTGTCGTCATAGTTGGATTGCTCTGAATATTGCTTAAGGAGTTCATCATTTGTTTCTGCCGGGCTGTGCGTGTAGAGGTCTTTGTTGTCGAACTGCTCTTCACGGTCGTCGAACCGGGGTGCTTGATTGTTTGTGGCAAATCTTTCGTCGTCATCTTCAAATAGAGGTTCAATAGAGATCATGAGTTCACGAGCCAGTCGTGCCGAACGACGGAACTCGTCTTTGTAGTAAGGCTCCCACTCGTGTGCGAGCACTACAATTTTTTTAATACCCATTAAGTACAGCTGAAAAACAGATGCACTAAAGGGATATCGTGTGGTGTAAACAACAGACCCAGTCATAGGTGTGCCACGTTTACAGGCAGTTGCGATTGCATAAGTAAGGCAATCAACTTCAACCTTGCATTGTGCGAGGACACTACGTCCGTCACCGACGATTTCTTTATCTCGAACGATGACACACCCACCTTTTGCGATGGGATGGTTAGATCCAGTTGCCACTTGTTTGGCGATACTCATAAAGTATGTGTCCCTGTTTGGGATAAAAGTTGGATCTATAGGTAGACGTTTGTCCGGCATATCTCACACTTAGGTTTGTTCGTTTCTATAGTAAGAAAGAAAGTTATTTAATGGGTAAATGTCATACTCGGAATTCGATAGTTTTGATAACAGGATCGAGAAAATGCTAAATACTGAAAAGCGCAGATACAATAGTCCATTTAGTTACTTTGATGAGATAGATGCAAATAAAGTCGATATGTGGACTGGTCAAGAAGATAAAACTCCAGTGCAAACGTTTAGAGGTTCAGCAATGAACAAAATCCAACCGACTGGGTGTGTACCAGATGATCGTGTGAACTCCCCTAGTCATTACACATCAGGAAGGATGGAAGCAATTGACATCATTGAAGATGCAATTCAAGATGCTCCTTCAGCAAAGGAAGGCTTGCTTCAAGGTCAAGTACTGAAGTATCTCTTGCGAGTTTGGCTGAAAGATAATCCAGTAGAAGATTTGAAGAAAGCGCAGTGGTATCTAACTCGTTTGATTAGCAAGCTGGAGGGAGAACAATGAACGGTGTAATGATGTTCTGCGAAATACTTGCATCTTGGACAATTACAGGTGCGGTCGAGACTGCACCAGGCTGGATGACCATCGATTACTTAGACCATAATGAAACGGCAGACTTTATAATTATTCCTAGGGAAATCTATGAAGAGTGCAACTGACGTATAGCCGGCGTTAGCCGGCATTAACATCTGCGGAAATAGATCCCAAAATCTTCTAGCTCCAATTGCTCATGACTGAGAATATGAGGTAGCAGCAAGTCGTAGACTTTATCGTTAGGTAATACGATGTGCTCTAGAAGGCAGGCATAGCCTTCAGAGTAAGGAGTGTGAGGATGGCCTACTGAATACCAGAAGGTAGGGACCAGACATTCCCAAGGCTCAAGTTGATGTGAGACCCAGCTATTGAGTTCTTCAATACGTTGAGCAGTCTTGATGATATGAGTTTCATGAGAAAGTTCTGCAGGGATATTGACTTTGTTTTTACTGTTGATAAGAGCGTGCTTCCACATGATAGTCCCATCTTTATGAATGAGACGACAGGGGTGGACACAGTTGCCAGATGGCAAATTATATAAATGTGCTACTGACAAATGCTTGCTCATCCTAGTTCACCTTTGTGATCTTCAAAGTACTCCAGATCACTTTGCCAACGATCGCCGGCATACTCATTGAAGCAGATGCGTCCAATATCGCGGAAGGTGTTATAAAACAATGAAACCTTGTCAATAGAAGTAATTGTTGTTTCTATTGGTGGGCCATAGACAACTACATTCCAGGTCGAGGGGGAGATAGGTTCAAACCCTTTTGACGTAGCCTTGAGCTGCTTGACACGTTTGAATGGAATGCACAATGGATAATCGAAGATAACCGGTGCAGCTCTGACAATCTCACTAGCGTTTGTGAAGAATACAAAGCTATTGATGTGATGATTGCGGTACTCATCAATCGTTTTATTAAGCCAAGTACGAGTAGCCTTGACTGCACCTTTAGGTGAAACAAAAACATTGCCATGCCAGTGCTCTTGCAATGGGTTCTTTTCAATAGACGGCACAGAAGTAGCGTCTACAAGAACTTGTTGCACTGGATCAGAAGTAGGGTCAAAGTCGATAGCACCCATAACAGTACGGGCACGTTCGATGATTGACGGTGGTGGATACAAAGGGAGCTTAAGCCCTTGTGCTTTTAACTTATCCGCTAAATTCTGATGTGAGCGCTCGGAGGCTTTCTTGGCACCCACCTGCTTCGAGACTAAATGTTCTTGTTCCAGCATTTGATATTAGTGTAATCAGTACATTAGTTGACCAGTCATTGCTATCAATTTTGCTCATAACGTCTCTAAGGAATTTGAGTACGTCTTCATCTCTTTCGCTTTCGGCAACAATAATATCGCCTTCGACATCTGATCCACTCATATAAGTAGTTGAGTCGTTTTCTAAATTGATAACGAGAGTACCTGCTCCACGTTGCTCAACACCTTTGAGTGCAATCTCAACTAAATCAGTTAAGATCAACTCAGCAGTAGCAGAAAGAAATTTTTGTTCGTTCTCTTTGTCTTGTCCAAATTTGTCGGATCGAAGAAGTTGTTCTAAGAGATCTTTACGTCGTGACATGATTCAATGACTCCTCTAAGGATAAGTAATTTAAAAGTCTTCTGTGGGCTTACCTTCATTATCAGTCTCTTCTTCATCAGAAGGTCCATGATCTGTAGGTGCTCGATATAAACCAGGATCATCTGGTTTAGTCTGTGAGGTGTGGCGGCCAGTGAGCATATCTGTAAGTACTGCTTCAAAGCGGTCACCAAAGTCGGTGCTTGGATTCATAAGCAGCTCAGCTCGCTCATCAATAATCAGTGACTGATCATCTTTAGCTTGCTGCTTAAGAGCCTCTTCCATGACATACTCGCCAATCTGTTGCTTGAGTGTGTGCAACTGACATGCAAGCTCAAAGGATTCAAGGTAACTGTCTTGATCTACATAGACACCGATATGCTGCGGGATAAGGTGAAAGGGATTGCAGCAGTACTTGTTACCACAAGTAGTCTTAACTCCAGTAAAACCTAGGTCTCCCCAGGTAAACCACATAGCTACACGCTGAGGGTGATGCTGTGTAGATGTACTAATGCCAGGCCTACGCCAGCTGAACTGAGGCTGCTTGGTACGAGGATTGATTGTCCCTTCCCAGTTCCAGCAATCATCTGGTGAACCTATATCAACTTGAGACCAAAATTTCAGAGCTTTTACTCTGTTTGCTTTCATCAGACGGTTGATATCGAAAGAAAGCATCCCTTCTCTTGCTGCAGCCACACAGCGAACACACGCTTGATGGCTGTCATATCGCATTGAATGTGACGAAAACCTACCTAACGAGTGGCCGGTATAAATGCAGAGTTCTCCTTCTTCTGCAGTATTAGAGATTTGTAGATGACGCCTGCCATATGCATGGCCAGCTCTGCGTTTGTTAGGTTGCGCTTCAGCCATATTAGAAACTCCCTTCAGGCTTTACATAAGTGCCACCATTTGCTGGATACTGCAGCTGTTTAGGAAGAGGCTCTAGCTGATGATTAATCATGTACTCATATCGAGTACTGTTCTCATACTTAATACGTACGAGTTTGGCGCGAGGCGTGTAGTACTCAGGATTACCAACGACAAGAGCATTCATGTCATTAGTAAGCACACGCACGCGCAAACCGATCTTGATATCTGATGCTTTCATTATTAATTCAAATATAGTTTGCTTGGACTAGAAGTCCTTGAGAATATGGTCCTCAGTTAGAGGATCATTAGTAGGCCGAATCCAAAGTCGAACTGACTTAGTCTTCTTAGTGATGGGATCTTTTCGAGAAGTATTGAGACGACGCCAGCCAAGTGTTTGTAAAACATCAGCTACACGACGTGCTTCACGCCTGCCCTGTTGCCTTGGATCTAGATCAAGTGCTTGAGAAAGAATCTCTGCTGCAGTAACTTCTTCTTTGGTATAGATGTAACTGTTGATCTTGTCAGTCCAAGGATCAGGATCACCGAATTCTTGAATGTATTCAGCAATCTGAGCAATCTCACCGCTATTGAATTCATATGGCTCACCATTACGATAAGCCTGAATTGCGGCTGCCCATAGGCTATCACGTTCTTCAGCTAATTGTTGCCAAGGAATGAGGAAGTTAGCACCAATTTCAAGTGGTACAAACCGTCGATTACCCGTACTATCCACAAGGAATTGGTTGCGGTTAGTGGTGCCAATCATTACGAAACGACGAAGCAGTCGCTCAGGCAGAGTGGCGTAAGGCCTGCGGACCTCATCACAACGAGTAGTAATCAGGTTCTTAAAGTTCTCGATATTGCGAGACTGAAAGAAGTGATCGATCTCTGGTAGCTCTAGCAGCCAAGCAACGTGAAGCCTGTACTGCTCTTTCATCAGTGTCTCTAGTGGAGTACTGACTTCAGCAAACAGTTTTTCAGGTACAAGGCTACGGCTGAACATAGACTTACCTACACCTTGAGCGCCCACGAGAATGGGTAGCCAAGACATAGAACAGCCAGGGTTATAAGCGCGAGCTACAGCACCAATCATCATTCGCTGCATCGCAAGTGTTGCTAGCTGATGTGGGTTACCTAGAAAAACTTCACCAATCTTTTCCCAATCTGCATAAGGTTTGGCATGTGCAGTACAGCTATCGAGATAGCGCCGGATAGGACAGTAGCGATTTTTACCTGCTGCATATTGAATAGCAGCTTTTACTCTCATCTCGGGGATGAAGACACCGTGCTCACAGCTGAGCTTGGTAGTCATTAGGTCAAGGTCATTACCTTGAAGTTCAACAGTTCTGCCACTGCTGTCAGTGTATTCAATAGCTCCAGTCAGTAAGTTCTTACGCAGTAGCGTAAAGATCTTAAGTACTTCATTAACATCATTCTCTCGTTCTTTAGCTGCATCACTTGACGACTTCTTAGGTCGTCCAGACTTTTTAGCTTGTGATGCATCAGGGATTGGCTCAAACTCAGGTTCCATAGGCTTATTAAGTGTATTTATGACGTCATCGAAATTAGGAAGCTGATCGAATTCTGTATATCCGACAGCTGTACCTACTGCACCAAAGCGTAGCTCTGGCGGCAACTGTGATGTCCAGTTACTATCTTGTTTTTTGGCAAGCGAATATAGTTTAGCAGGACCAGAATGTTTACCGAGACCACGCCATTTGAAAGGTCTGGTATTCTCCGGCTTCTCTCCATGGTGACCGCGAAGTACCCAGTCAACCCAGTTATCAAAGACACCTTCACCTACACCTGCACAGGCAGCCATGACTGGCACATAGTAAGATTCATACTCGCCATCTTCAGACGGCACAAGGAAGTTATCTAGAAGCCACTGACAGCGTTTGATATCGATCTCAGTGACGTCAGAAGCAACAAAAGCTGTGTTGTCTTCATAGTCAATGTCACTGAGCAGAAACTCAGGAACAGGCTCATAGGCAGCATTGTGTTGCCACTGTGCACGTGTATTGCCAAACCAGAGACGCTCAGGCTTTTGCCCACAGTTGTCCTCAATTTTTTCTAGTCCAAGTTCAGCAAGTAAACGATCAACAATTAGCCAATAAGCACCACGATGCTGACCAGAGGTAGTCAGTGGTAGAGCTAACGGGAATAGAGCACGGAATCTATGCTGCTTGGAAGAGTGGCTAGCGGATGTATAGGTGGCAGCACACCATGTTTTAGCTGTGTCTGTAGACCAGAATTGATCTAAAGTAAAATCACCATCAATATCAATAACAATAAGATTACTACCTCTGGCATTATCTGCTCTCCTGTGTCTGTCGATGAAGTGAGTAGCGGTCCAGCCGTAGCCAGCAGAGACCCAACCTTGCAGCCACTCAAGGGTCTCTTCAATGTTTTGCCAATCACGCGCAGGCTTTGTCTGCTTGTTCTTGCACTGTTTGTTGACTGAAATCTTGAGCTTCATTAATATCCTCTTCTTCTGGGTTTAATTCGTGGAACATTTTGGCTCTCTTAAGGAACCGCGCTTCATATAAATCGAGCTGATCTGTATCAATGAAAATCGCTTGTGGTGGAGCGTCTTCTTGAGCAACAATGATTAGTGCTGCATCACAGAGATAACCAACACGCTCATTAAGAGCGAGGCGATAAGCAGCCATCTGTTGTGCACACTTCTGAAACTTACGCCAGCCGCCATAGCCAGCACGGTCACCACGCTGTGGTGCAAACGCTGTGTATGGACCATTGCTGGTCTTGAAGTCACAGATAACTTTGACGCCGCCAATCTCACCGATAAGGTCAGGGCAGCCTGCATATTTATGCACGGTGCTCCATACAAAAGCTACTTCTCTATCTTCACTACGCAAGTGATTCCAGTCAGGACGGAGAGGTCTCTCCGACCAATGAATTGTATCAAACCAATCTAGATATTGGTGCATACCTGTCCAGAATGGCAGATATTCTTCAGGACAATCGAGTGGTAAGCCGCGAAGGTAATCTTCACAGCACTTGTGAATAGCAGTACCACGTGTAGCAGCAGCTTCGAGTGCACCTGGATTGCGCTCTTGCCATTGGCGAAGACCGGCTTTGGATTTCTCAGACTCAGTACCGGACAACACTGTTGTCACTGACGGGAGATACATTCCCGAACACAGGTACTTACGGTGACCTGCTGATGTCTGAATACGGAACGGTTTGTTTGTCATGGGTTAATCAGGTGTTGAGTTGATTGAGTAATGCAGTCAGCAGTTCGTCCAGGTGATCGGAAACAATTTGATCGTCGAACCAATCGTTGAGTTGGGCTACTGCTGACTCAAAATCAAAGTCATCTGGGAATTCGTGGCACTTGTCATCAACTTGGTCAATGAGCCAAGCTGCTATGTAGTCTGTGTTCATGGGTTAGGTACAAAAAAAACTCGCAGCAGTTCAAAGTAAACTGCGTTGCGAGCGTGTAAGAAATAACTTAGAAATCTGCGTGGTCGAAGTTGGACTGTGGGATCTCTTGCTGTTGAAAGCCTTCGCTAAACGACGGACTTTGAGCTGTAGGCTGGGTTGACAGTTGAAACATCTGGTAAATCTGCCCCACTGCTTGACCGACAGCTTCAACTACATCTGAATTAGCAGATACAGTTTGTGTAAGGTGAGCATTTTCCTGACGAAGTGCATCAACTTCTTGCCGCAGTGCAATCAGATGATCCATCAATGATGGAGGCTTCATCACTGGAGGTGCCGGTGGAGTAGGCACAGCTACAGGTGCAGGTTGAGTAGGTGCTGCAGGTGCTGCAGGCTGTTGACCTGCAACGATGGCAGCAAGACGTGCTTGCATCTCAGGAGTGAGTTTAGATAGTGCGTCAGACATAATTTTTAGAATTCGGTGTTGTCAGTTTCTTCTTTTTTGGTTGCGGTCTTAGGGGCAACGTGTGAGCCATATTTATCTGATCCGCCAGCTGGGAGACCTTTCTCATCAGTTGCACGTCCATCAAAAGGATCCTTTCCTTCAAAGAAGTTGGGGAGCCAAATACTATCTCTGCTGGTCTTCCATTCTTTAGCGACTTTCTCCGGCACCTTACGTACCTTAGGAAGCAACGAATACGTCGTCTCCAGACCAGATCCCTTGCGACTAATTTTAATTGAGAAATTAGCAAGTCCATCTTCAGTCCAGGTATAGTCTTCAATCTCTTGAAGAATTTCAGTTAGCTGGTCACGGATAGAACGCTGCTCAATAAAAAGAACTTCATGACGACCACGTGCAGCTGAAGTAGCTACCCAAGCAAGGAACTTACGTGGCTTGCAATAGGATCCATCAATTTTGGGACGGTCAGGCTTAGACCAGTCAGTTTCACGAGCAATGTCGTCAGGCTGACCAGGATGAGTACGAGTTACAACGTAGCCGTTGAACTTAAGCTCACCATCAGGCCCACGTTTTTCAGAGGGATACTGCCAGCCGGTGACTGCATGGCCAGTTTCGTAGCACCCAAGCAGACGAAACTCTTCGCTGTCACCATCTTTAAGTGAGCTAGGTTTCCAGTATGGCTGCGGCTCTTGTGTTTCTACTCTGTCTGTTTTCTCCAGAAGCTCTGGAGGTAATACTTGGAGTGACATATCATTCATTTATTTACTGTATAACTATAAGCAAGTTTGATAGATTGCGTGGGGAAAGTAACCCTTGTTTTGACGTCAAATTTTTTCTTAGTCATTTTTAGGGTCCTATAGGGTTTTCACTGCAAGTTAAGGACGTCTGGCACGGATTAACGGCTCAACCCTGCTTCTTGCAGCACCCCAAAACAAAACCGGCGTTAGCCGGTAAGTGGATTTACAGCGATAAGAAATAGATAAAATAATATAAATTGCAAATACAAATAATGAGAAAATTTGCTGGAGATGTGTTTATATCTCAAGGTGATTGGCCATCAATTAATAACCCTGTTAATCAAAGGGATTCAACAGACGTTAAGTACGATGAGCATATGAAGCAATATGTGCCAATGATTCCTGTTAAACAGGCAGATGCAGGAGCAGTATTGAGGGAATATGGGAATGCACTTCTAGGACCATTGTTTGGACAAGACGTTGCACCCTTTGGCCGTACAGGATTGTTTGGTGTGGATAACGGTAGGCCTCTGGGAATGATGGAATCAGCTGAAAGATCCGTTGATAGTATCAATCAGCGTAATGCTGCAACTGAAGAAGCAATTCGACAGTTGCGAGGATACTGATCAGTTCGGAGTTCTACGGTAAACAGGATGTTCAAACCAGAAAGGAGGAACTTGTCTGGCTCCTCTGCGGTAAGCCTCAGTAGTCTGGCGTCGGATCAACTTCCGCATAACCCGCCGCTGATCCGTTCGTTTGCGGATTCCGTCCAGTCTTGCGCTGCTCTTTTCTAGTACTGAAATCAGAGCATACAATGGCTCGATAGGGAGAATCAGAATCATCCTTACGATATTCGCGCAAGTACCCTTGCACACAGATAGCGCGTCCCTTACGAATGCGGTCTTGGAGCTTCTTCTTACGTGATTCATGTGTTTCTAGGTATAGCCAGGTTGTTGTATCAGAGTTATCTAGTGTCGAACCAATCTTGACTGCAACTTGGTCGTTGCGTCTATCCTTAATCTCATCACTGCCGAAGAAAGCATTTCCAAGTACGACTTGATTGCAGTACATTTCTTGAGGAATATTAGTTTCGAGCGTAGTGATAATCAAATCAAGAGGCTGTGATGTGTCATCAGAAAAGACAACATTCCCAGTAATCAATGCGCGGGTCCCAGCTTTCCATCCACTAAAGGCTTCAAGCTTGGCACCGGCTCGGTTGTAGCAGAGGAGCCGAAACTGGACCTCTCCAGCAGAATTGCCAGAGGGAATAACAGCAGTAGCACCGCAATAGTCCAACCCATAAGCGTTAATCGGATCAGTAATGAATTCTCTGAGTTCAACAGTAGCTGCAATAAAGTTCATTTATGGACTAACAAATTGTCAGCCTCTAATATAGGAGATTAACCCCACATTGCGCGAGCAATTGTTGGACATTCAGTGTCAAGAATCTCCCCAACCATTCGAGCAATTGATTGATGCTCAAGCTGAGTACCGTTGTCACCACGCAAATCGATATAGTGCA